GACAACAGGTGTCGCAGGTGCCGGTGGCGCAGGTGGCGCTGGCGTCTGCTGGGTCGTGGAGTATTTCTGATGTCGAACCGATATGCAGTTATCAACAACGTTAGTGCGGTCACCAACGTCGTGTTGTGGGATGGCGTAACGTCGTGGACGCCAAACGATTATCAAGCTGTTGATGCCGACGGCAATCCGGTTGGAGACCCGACACCACAAGTCGTCATTCCCGACACAGACCCACCAACCGCACAGATCGGTTACACATACAATCCCGGCGACGGCACATTTACGCTCGTTCCCGAAACTGTTTCACAATCACCCGGGCTGTTTTCGCGGATTCTGTCCGCGCTCAACCCATTCAAGTAGTACCAGAGGGAGGAACTCATGGTCTGGAAAGCAGATGATCCGCAGGGGAACGAATCGGGCAAGATTCGATGGGAGTTGGTCAAGTGGACACGTGGCCGTGGCCTCGATGTAGGCTGCGGCCCGAACAAAGCGTTCCCGCACATGATCGGTGTGGACAACGGCGCGGACATCCAGTTATTCGGCCACCAGTTCAAACCTGACGTGTGGATTGACGACGCCGCCGACCTGCGGCTGTTCGGCACGGAGTCAATGGACTTTGTGTTCTCGTCGCACGTCTTGGAGCACATCCCGTTTGACAACGTGGTGAAGTGCCTGAAGGAATGGCTGCGCGTCATCAAGTTGAACGGCTACCTCGTTTTGTATTTACCCGACGAGACGCTGTACCCCAAGGTCGGCGAACACGGCGCCAATCCCGACCACAAATGGAACGTCTCGTACAAACTTATCGTTGAGTTGATGGAAAAGGCGGGTTGTTGGGATCTGGTGGACTGGCAGCGACGCGATCAGAACGACGAATACTCGCTTTTTTTCGTGTTTCAGAAAAAGGGAAAGCACCACACGTTCAGTTGCTCCAAACCGAAATTGCAGGTCAAGCGAGCCGCGGTGGTACGGTACGGCGCATTCGGCGACATCGTGCAAGCGTCCTCGGTGTTCAAGGGCCTCAAGGAGCAGGGCTACCACGTCACGGTGTACTGCTCTCCGCCGGGATCGGACGTCATCCTGCACGATCCGAACGTGGATGAGTTCTACTATCAGGACAAGGATCAGGTCCCGAATCACGCTTTAGGCGCGTTCTGGGACTACCAGAAGGCCAAATACGACAAGTGGGTAAACCTGTCGGAGTCGGCTGAAGGGACGCTGCTGGCGTTGCCTGGGCGGTTCCTGCACGGCGTCCCACCGAAGTTGCGGCACAAGTTGACCAACGTCAACTACCTTGAGCTGCAACACGATGCCGCGGGCATACCGCACAAACCGGCGGTTCACTTCTACGCGACACCCGAAGAACAGGCGTGGGCGAAGGCGACGAAGGCCGCGATGGGCGATTACACCATTGTCTGGTCGCTCGCCGGATCGTCCGTACATAAGACGTGGCCCTACGTGGACAACATCGTGGCGGCGCTGCTGCTGGAGTTCCCGAACGTCCATATCGTCATGGTGGGCGGCCCGTCAGCGGTGTTGCTCGAACAGGGTTGGTTCAAGGTTGACGAGACCGGGATGCCGTTGCGCGATGCGGCGGGCAAGAAGATACCAACGGATCCGCGCGTACACCCCATGTCGGGCGACTGGACGATCCGCGAGACGATGGCATTTGCTCAGGTCGCGGACATGGTGATCGGCCCGGAAACGGGCGTGCTGAACGCGGTATCGCACGAGAACGTCGCCAAGGTCGTGTTCCTTTCTCACTCCACCTCTGAAAATCTGACGCGAGATTGGATCAACACGCACGCCCTGATTGCCAAGAACACGCATTGCCCGGGCCGTGGCGACAACGAGGCCCCGGCGTGCCATCAGTTGCATTACGGGTGGGATCATTGCAAAAACTCGTTGGACGATGAGGGCAAGCCAATGGGCATCGCGCAATGCCAGATCGAAATCACCGACGAAATGGCATGGGCGGTCATCGCGCCGCAAATCCATCAGGCGCTTAACAAGGCGGCATAAATGAGTACGTCAGGCACATACACTTGGACGGTGACACGGGATGACATCATCCGTGAAGCTCTCCTCAACATCGGCAAACTGGACGTTTACGGTCAGATTGACCCGATTGAGACCACCGACTGCGCCCGCAAGTTGAACATGATGGTCAAGACGTGGATGGGCCGCTTGGACTACGCGCCCGGTTTGAAGGCATGGACGCGGCAGCGCGGCGACCTGATCCTGTCATCGTCGCAGTACCAATACGCGCTCGGGCCGACGGGCAGCAACTGGGCCGGTGGCGTGGCGGCATTGCCAGGGCAGAACTACGGTCAGGATCAGTTGACCACGGGCGCGAACGCCGCAGCCGTCACGTTGTTCACGGGCGTGGGTTCAACGGGCAACTTCACGGCGGGCGATTACTGCTGTGTGCAGCTCGACAGCGGTGACATTTTCTCCACCACCATCACGGCAGTGAATGCGGGATCCGGCTCAATCACGATTGCCACGGGTTTGCCATCCTCGGCGTCTAGCGGCAACTATGTGTACAACTACACGACCAAGGCGCAGCGTCCTTTAGAAATCGTCACGGCAATTTTGCGCGATAACCAGAGCAACGATACGCCGTTGGACTACATGACGCTCCAGACGTACGAATCGCTGCCGACCAAGACATCAAGCGCGTACGTCGCGGACCCAACCGCCATCTATTACGAGCCACAGATTGGCAACAACGGCCCATCGCAGGCGAACGGTCAGTTGTACATCGACTGTGGCGGCGCTCAGGACGTCACTAAGCAGATCCACATCGTCTACCTGCGGCCCGTGCAGGACTTCAACAACCCGTTGGACAATCCCGAGTACCCGCAAGAGTGGTATTCGGCACTGTGCTGGGGACTGTCTAAGCAGATCGCGCCCATGTTCAACGCGCCGTGGGGGCCGGTCATGGAACAGAATTTCCAAGAGGCCGTGACGTTTGCGCGTCACAGCAACACGGAAACCTCGGACGTGTACTTCATGCCAGGCGCGGGTAACCCGTAATGAAAGTCGTACCGATGTTCGGGGCGGGCATTCAGGGGAGGTCGCTGCCGGTCACGGCACAGCGACGCCTCAATTGCTATTTCGAGCAGCGCCCCGACGGCGACAAGGCCAATATCGTCGTCTACGGGACGCCCGGACTGGTCAACCTCGGCACGATGCCTGGGGTCATCCGACGAATGCTCGGCACCCAGTCGCTGCTATACGTCGTGGCTGGCTCTAATGTCTATTCGGTCAGCACGTCGTATGCGCGCACCACCATCGGCGCCCTGAACACCAATTCAGGCACGGTCTCAATGGCGAACAACCCGTCGCAGGTCGTGATCGTGGACGGCGTGAACGGTTACCTGTACACACCGGCTACCGGCGCGTTTGGTCCGATCACGTCGCCCGGGTTCCCCAACGGCGCCAACACCGTGACGTTTGTCTCGGGCTATTTTGTGTGCGAGCAGCCGGGTAGCCAGTATTTCTGGGTCTCGAACCTGTACGACGGTTCCACGTGGAACGCCCTGGCATTCGCGTCGGCGGCTCAGTACAGCGACAACATAAAGGCTGTGGACGCCCTGATTGGTAACCTCGTACTGTTCAGCGAGAAGCACACGGAATTCTGGCAGAACGTCGGTACGTCACCCGAGCCGTTCGCGCCGATCATCTCGGCAACGTCTGAGTTCGGTATCGCTGCTATATACTCGCGCGCGCACGTCAATCAAACCATCTGTGTCTTGGCGATGAACCCCCAAGGGGCGCCGCAGGTAGTGCAGATCGCGGGTTACAACATCACCGTGATCTCAACGCCGGACATGGACTACATCATGTCCAAGATGTCCACCGTATCGGATGCCATTGCGCTCTCGTACATGGTCAACGGGCATCCCATGTACCAGATCACGTTCCCGACTGCGGATCGTTCGTTCCTATACGACACGGCATCGGGCTTGTGGAGCGAGACCCAAACGGGCTTGACCACGAAATACAGCACCCGACACATCGCCCAGCACTCCACGTATTTCAACGGCTACACCGTCGTGTCGGAATACAACTCGGGCAACATTGATCGCTACGACACTGCGACCTACACCGACAACGGGGCGATCATCCCGCGCGAACTGATCACCCGTCACGGTTCCAACAACTTCAACGTGTTCAGCATCGACGAGATCTACCTTGACATGGAAACAGGCGTGGGCCTCGTATCCGGTCAAGGGTCGGCACCCTGCGTCATGTTAGAGGTCAGCAAAGACAACGGCAGGACGTATTCCACGCCGCGGCAATTGAGCCTCGGCGCGTTGGGCAACTACCGTCAGCGCCTGATCGCCCGTCGGTTCGGATCGTCCCGCGATTTTGTATTCCGCATCCGGTTCACAGATCCGGTGCAGTTCACCATCACCGACGGCGCAGTGACGATCCGCGAGGGCGAACAGTGACCGCTCCGTTATCGCCAATACCTGGGCCACAGATCAGCTCCAAGGACTTGCTCACGCCAGTCTGGCGTTCGTGGTTCAATCAACTGTACCAGTACATCAGCGTCAGCGGTGCAACCGGTGGCTTTCTGGGCGCATCCACCCCGCTATCCACCACCGCACCTTTGACGGGCGGCGGTTTATTGTCGGCCAGCTTGACGCTCGGAATCGACCAGACGGCAATTACCATTACCGAATCGCAAGTCACGGGCCTGACAGCCGATCTGGCGCTCAAGGCGCCGCTATCGTCACCGGCCCTGACCGGCACACCCACGATCAACGCCGTCTCCATACGGACCGGCACGGGAAGCCCTAACGGATCCGTCACCGGTAACCCGGGTGACCTGTATCTCAACAAGTCGGGCGGCGCGGGGACGACGCTCTACGTCAAAGAATCGGGGACGGCGACAAACACGGGATGGGTGGGCAAATGACCGCAATAGCGCAATTGGTTGAGGGGCATGGCGAGAAACTGGATCAACTGGAAGCCGAAATGCACCGGTTGCCACAGCAGACGTGCAGCGTGCGCCACATATTCGCGCCCGGAATGTACATCCGAGAGGTGTCTATTCCCGGCGGCACGTATGTGGTCACCCACAAGCACCGCGAGCCGCACCTAAACGTATTTGTGCAGGGCAGCGGCACGATGA